GTGACTTCGAGCGACTTGTGGCCCATGAGTTTAGATGTGACTTCCAGTGGAACACCTGCCTTGCACAGATTGGTGCAGAAGGTAGCTCTGTACACATGGAAGTTCTTGTACTCTATCTTGTGTTCCTCATAGAATCTCTGGAAGGATCTGCGCAGATCATGAGCATCATACAGGTTCCCGGTCTTGGTGGTGAACACATAGTCGGTCTTGTATTTGTTCTGCTTCATATCCTTCCGGTGCCATTCCTTATGATGTTCGTAGGCCCTGATCAGATCAGGGTGCATAGGGATATCTCTCTTTGAGTTATACTTTGGCGGTTTGATCGTGCCGAGATTATACTGTCTCATGACATGGATTGTATCATCCCAGATATCGGCATATTTTAGGCCCAGGCACTCTCCGATTCTCATTCCTGAGTAAGACATCAATTTGATTAAAAAATCTCCCCTGAAGTCAAAATTTTGGCTCACGAGATAATGGAGTGTTTTGTCATCCCAGATGACTATCTCGTCATGCTTCTTCGTATCTTCCTTCTCCGGAAGCTCAACGCCTACCAGGACATTGCTGGCGTAGTCATTGAGGACCATCCATTTGTACATTGCAGACATGAATTTGTTGATCCTCTTCAGCGTAGATTTGCTGACATCTTTCTCGTTATAAAACTTCTGGATCGTGGCTGCCTTTATATCCCGGACATACATACCATCCAGCCAGGACCCCTTGATGTGTTTCTTGTAGGCTCCTTCATAAAGCTGCTTGGTTCCGTCTGAATACTTGTTGGACACCTTGAGAACATTGTCGATGTATTCGTTCGCACGATAATTGAAGGTAGCAATGTCCTTGAACAACTCACCTTCATATTTGATCCTGGCTTGCTCTTTCAGATAATCACTGTACTGATTCTCTGCATCGCCTTTTGAGGTTCCGTAAAACTGCTTCTTGACCGGGACCTTCTTACCATCGATCAGCTTATGACCGATGGTTCGTGTGATCTTGTAGTATTTATGACCGTTGATCTCTATGTTCGTCTTGGTAGCCATTGTTTCTCATGAATTGTTCCATGTTCTTCTGGATCTGCTTATACTCCCTGCGACTTCGTATCATTCTCAGGATCAGTCTAATCACGATCATGATCCCAAGTATGACTGCGCATATATCTACGAATTTGTCTGTACTCATTTCTCATACCTCTTCGATGCCATAAGATCATTAGCGTATTCCGCCAGCCTCTTCATCCCCTCATCGTTAAGAGTCTTGTGGGCCTCAACAATTATCTGCCAATTATCTCCATAAACTCCATAATCGGTGTCCGGCAATTCAAATCCCATTAGCCATAAAGCATTGACTCCGAGGATCTTTGCCATCTTTGCGCTGCTAATATTTGACGGAGCGTGTGATCCGTTCAGATACTGACTGATAGATGCCTTGCTGACTCCGGACTTCTTAGCCAGCTCAGCAGCTGTCATTCCTTTTCTGTCGAGTGCGTCCTGCAGTCTCCTTGCTGTCTCTGCGTTCTTCATGGTTAGTCTCCTTTCCCTACAATCATATTATATACAACGGTTTGATGAAATTAAACAAAAAGTTAAATTATTTTTAACGAAAGCATTGACTACAGAGTTAAACGATGTTAAACTATCCGTGGGTCAGGAACCCGGCAATAAGGGCATGGGGTAGACACCCACCTATCTGGACTTAGAGCCATCTGTGAGTGAGAAAGAATGTGAAATGGGCATCCACACAGAGGCTGCGAAACGGAAAGCAGAAGTTAAGAGTGACTCACACACTCAAAGTAAGCAAGAATCCTTAGACAGACGGTTGATACATAGCAATGTTCCTGACCTAGAATCCTTAAGAAAGGGGGAAGATAATGAACTTCAAGTATCAGAAACTAAGAGGCAGAATCATTGAGAAGTTTGGCTCAATAGGCGCATTCGCTGATGCAGTCGGCATTTCAAGGACGCAGATGTCCAAGAAGCTTCAGGGCAAAGCCGGGATATCTCAGAAGGAGATCATCCAGTGGTCCGAGGTTCTCGATATCGAGCAGGCCGAGTACAGCGATTTTTATTTTGCCTAAAGAGTTAAACGATGTTTAACCATGAAAGGAGAATATATGACTTACTACGAATGCAACACCATAGAGAACCGTATGCTTGTGGACTCTGAATGGTGGGACGATGACGAGGAGGATCCGTAATGAACAAGATGACATTATCGGCAGGCGAGACATCGATGAGGATCGGTATCAGCAAGTCGAGAACACTTCTGATGCTGGATAGAGGAGAGATCCCTGCTATCAGGATTGGAAGGAACTGGCTTGTGCCGGAAAGAGCATTAGACGAGTGGCTCGTTGCCAGAGCCTACAAGGAAGCTGACGAAAGGAGACGCAACAATGGGTAAGCACGATAAGCAGGAGACGAATTTCACATGGCAGCCTATGCCGGATGACTTCTATAAGGCAAGGATCAAGTCGCTTGAGAGCGAGAACCTGAAGCTGCATGAGAAGATCGCAGAGTATGAGAAGGCTGCAGGTATCAACGAGCTGGCTATGGATCATCAGGACGAGGTCCACAATGGCATCGTTGCTGAGTTTGAGGAGCTGCTTGATGAAAAGGATGAAGAGATCGCAGTCCTGAAGGGCCAGATCAAGATGCTAAAAGAGGCCGTGGTCAAAGGTGCATTGAGAGAGGTGCTGGAATGACAAAGCTAAAGACTATCCATCAGATGGTAGAAGAGATCCTGAGAGATTATCCCGGAGCAAGGGATGATGACAGAGAACTTATAAAGGCTCTGTATGGGAAGTATTACGGCATCGATTACTACAAGCCGTGGGGATCTGTGATCAAGAACAAGAGCCTGCCAAGCTTCGAAAGCATCAGACGCTGCAGACAGAAGATCCAGGAACACAACGAGGATCTCAGGGGAAGCAAGAAGGCGGAAGATGCAAGGCTCGAAAAGCAGGAAGAGTACATCGAGTATGCGAAGGAGGATATCAGAATATGAGAGAGATCATTGAATTTATCAAGGATGATCCGGCGGAGATCATCCAGGGGTCGCTGGCGTTCGGCAGCCTGCTCGTTATCGTATTCATGCTGATGGTGATAGGGGGATAAAAATGGATTTTGGCAAGTTTGATGGAAAAACAATCGAAGAGATCAAAGCAGACACTCTGGACAAGACAAGCGACACTGTAAGGTCGATGGCTTTCCGCATGGCAATGCTCAAGGCGATTTCATACAGAGAAAATGACATTGCTCCGGAAGATTTCGACATGGCCTGGAACAGAGAGTATGCAAAGGAGTGGGAGAAGCTCAAGGACAAGGATTCACAGGAGCTGGCAGTGATCGGACTTCTGGACTTGCTGACGAGTGGAGCGAGCATAGATGAGGTTTTCGGAAGAGGAAAGGAAGAGTAATGGCAAGAAAAATAGCAGACACAAAAAAGATGACTCACGAAGAATGGTTGAAACTTCGCAAGTCAAGCATCGGTGGGTCTGATTCAGCAGTGTGTGTGAATATGAATCAGTATTCATCCCAAATCTCATTATATGCCGACAAGAAAGGCCTGTCAAAAGAGAAGGAGACTTCCGAGGCCATGAGACTCGGCACTGACCTTGAAGCGTACGTAGCAGAGAGGTTCATGGAAAAGACTGGCAAGAAGGTCAGACAGGACTTCTTCATGTACGCAGATGATGAGTATGACTTCATCACTGCCAACGTTGACAGAAGGATCGTAGGGGAGAATGCCGGCCTGGAATGTAAGACGATGGGCAGCTTCAACGGCTACAACCTTGAAGCGGATGAGATCCCTTCACACTACTTCTGTCAGTGCCAGCACTACATGATGGTAATGGGGTTTGACAGGATGTACCTTGCGATCCTCGTCCTGCAGAAGGGCCTGTATGTGATCACCATAGAGCGTGATGATGAATTCATTGCCGGCCTGAGAGCAGCTGAGGTTGACTTCTGGACCAACAATATCGAGAAGAACCACATGCCGGCTCCGGATGGCAGCGACTCTGCGATGGAGACATTAAAGGAACTTTATCCGGAAGGGCGTAAGGACACTGAGGTAACTATCTGGGGACTGGATCCTCTGGTAAAGGACTACAGGGCATTCAAGGCACTGGAGAAGGAGTATCACGAAAAGTCAGAAGAGCTTAAGGCAAGGATCTGCGCAAAGCTCGGAGACAACGAGGTCGGCCTGGGCGATACCTATGGCTGCTCATGGAAGAACCAGACGAAACCTAATGTGAGTCCGGCAAAGCTTAAGGCAAAGTATCCGGCAATCTATAACGAGTTAGTGGAAATAAGCAAGTTCAGAGTATTCCGCACAAAGGATATTTCAAAGTAAAGGAGTAATGATATGGCAGCTAATGCAGTAAAGGTAGGAGAAAAGGTAAATGTGCCTGCACAGAACCAGCAGGCTCCTCAGATGTCCATGAAGGACTGGATCAACAGATCGCAGAAGGCTATCGCTAAGGCACTGCCAAGCACGATCACAGCAGAGAGGTTCACACGCATGGCTACTACAGCCGTGACAATGAATCCTGATCTCGGAGAATGCACACCGGCATCATTCATCGGCGCAATGCTCCAGGCTGCAGCACTCGGTCTGGAACCTAACACGCCACTCGGACAGGCTTATCTGATCCCTTACAACAGGAAAGATAAGCGCACCGGCAAGTTCTACAAGGAAGCTCAGTTCCAGATCGGTTACAGAGGACTGATAGAACTGGCTCACAGATCCGGAGAGTTTAAGAGCATCGAGGCCCATATCGTATATGAGAATGATGAATTTGAATATGAGCTGGGCCTTGATCCTAAACTGAAGCACAAGCCGGCTATGAAGGATAAGGGTGAGATGGTGTGGGTGTACGCCATCTACAAGCTGCAAAGTGGCGGTTATGGCTTTGAGGTCATGAGCAAGGATGATGTGATCAAACACAGAGATAAGTACAGCCAGGCGAAAAGCTACTCACCGTGGGTGACTAACTTTGAGGCTATGGCTAAGAAAACTGTCATAAAGCAGGCCCTGAAGTATGCGCCTCTGAAGTCGGAATTCGTAAAGGCTATGAACAATGAGGATGTAACTCTCAACTTCAAAGAGGATCTTGCAGATACTGATGACTTTGTTATGCCGGATGAGGAGACAAGGTACGCAGAAGAGGATGTCATTGATGTTGAGCCTGAAGTAGAGGAGAACAAGTAGGTGGAGTCATGGCTGACAGAAGGATGCTCAGTAAGAAGATAACCGATCATGACAACTTTATCAGTCTCTCAGCATCTGCTCAGGCACTGTACATGCATCTGTGTATGTCAGCAGACGATGATGGATTCTGTAACCAGGTGAGTCTTTGCATGTTCAAGGCTCACGCTGGTACGCAGGATCTTGAGGCCTTGATTGAAAGAAAGTACCTGCTCAGGTTCGATTCCGGAGTGATAGTAATCAAGCACTGGAAGATGATGAACACCATCAAGAATGACAGATATGTACCGACTGCTTACACTGACGAAGCTGCGCTGATCACAGTCAAAAGTAATAAGTCATACACTTTGGTTCCAGATGGGTTCCAAGATGGAGACAGTTCGGTTCCAGAAAGGATACGTAATACAACAACAACTAAACTTAACTTAACTAAAGATAAAAGTAGTTGTTTAGGGCCGATAGATTTTCTGGAGCTATTAACTGACTCAGAGATCGCAAGACTCAAAGAGATGTTTCAAAACCACTATGAACTTCTCGATGAGTGCCAGGATGATGCTAATCGTAAAGGCAAGACTATCAGGAAGCCTTATGAATATGTAGTTGGCTATGCGCATAACAGAGGGTGGCCTGAGAGGTAGATATGATTTATAGACATAACGATGGTGCGCAGATTGACACCTTAGAAGGTATGCTGCTTCAGGAGATGAGTTAATGGCTAGGTACACATTATGCCCATTCTTTGAGCATGGAGAACGAAAGTCGAGAATAACATGCGAGGACACGTACAGATGGTTTGAAAGTGAGGAAGAAAAAAATCACTGGATGGATATGTTTTGCGATAACGAGTGGACCAAGTGTCCGTATGCCATTGAACTAAATGAGGCATATGAACGATTAGAGAAGGGAGATGAAAAAGCTTTGGAGAACCATAAGATAGAGGCTCTTGAGAAGGAACTCAAGAGCATGGCTACTAAGCTTGGTACAGCTGAGAAGAAGCTTGAGAGAGTGCAAAAGAGAGTTGATGAGCTGGCTGCTGTCAACAAGAGCTTCATAAGTAAGAATGAGGATCTCGAAAAGCAGAAGCGCAGCTACTATGAGAAATACAGAAATGCTGATATGCAGCTCAAAGAGTATGAGCGCAAGATACCTGAACAGCTTACCGGAATTGTCCTGATGTATGAGCAGCGCATGAGTTATATGATCGAGAACTTTGTTCCGGGCAGAAAGCTGTTTGAGGAAGATGTCAAAGAGTGGGCCGGAGATAAGGAATTCGCTCTTACTTCTGACTATGAGGATCATGAGCTGGCATGGAAGGTGGTGTTCAAAGAAGATGAATCGAATGAGTGCAAAGGAATACCGGGAGATGATACAGAGCCGGAGCCAGAAACAGAAGAACAGCAAGTACAAGAATGCTAAGACTGTAGTAGATGGCATTGAATTTGATTCGGAAAAAGAATCCATGAGATATGTAGAGCTGAAAATGTTGGAGAAGGCTGGTGCTATTCAGGATCTGAAACTTCAAGTTCCATTTATACTACAGCCTGCATTCTACAAGGATGGAGAGAGGATACAGGCAATCAAGTATGTAGCAGACTTCACATACACAAAGGACGGTGAGACTGTGATCGAGGATGTAAAGTCAGATGCCACAAGAAAAAATAAAGTGTATCAGCTTAAAAAGAAAATGATGGAATACAGAGGCAATTACATAAAGGAGATATGAAATGATTGAATACGTTAAGATAGAGACTCCATTTAACAGAGCAGAGGATAGATCCAAGGCTCTCATAATCGGCAGCTACAGGAATGAGACTGTCGAATACCTCAGAAACAATCAATGGGAATGGACCGAGAAGGTCGATGGCACAAACATCTCAATCGTCTGGGATGGCCACAAGGTAGCGTTTCAAGGAAGGACTGAGAGAGCGCAGATCCCTGCACATCTGGTAAATAAGCTAAACGAAATGTTTGGCGGAGAGACCAATGAGCAGATGTTTGAGCAGATATTTGGCGAGACTCCGATGATTCTCTATGGCGAAGGATACGGACCGAAGATACAGAATGGCGGAACATACAGAGAAGATGTGTCATTTATACTGTTCGATGTGTACCAGCCTGAAAGCGATATGTGGCTCAAGCGTGAGTCTGTCGAAGATATAGCAGCAAAGTTTGGCATCGATGTAGTGCCGGTAATTTTCACAGGAACACTTGCAGAAGCTATTGCTTATGTGAGAAAGCATCCTAAGTCTGTTATCGGCAGTGAACATGAAATGGAAGGTCTTGTAGGCAGGCCAGTAATAGAGCTTAAGGACAGACGAGGTAAGAGAGTTATTGTCAAAGTGAAAGTGAGGGATTTTGCAT